GCTAAAATAGCTTCAGCTACTCTTTCAAAGTCTTCTTCTCTCCAGTCTTGGTGTAAATAGTCGTCAAGTTTTGGAGTGTTCTTAGTCAAGAACTCATTGACTAGTTTTACTGACTTTTCGCTGTTTTCAACGACAACTTGAGTATCGCCGATTTTAAACATGAATGGAGTCACGTCATCCATAAACTTACACTTAGACCAGTCTCTAAATTCTTTTGTCTTTTTACCTACGATACAAAGGAAGTCTTTTCCTTCTAATAAGTGGTATGGATTTATTTTTCTAGAAAGCGACATTCCGTCTACTTCCTCTGGATTAACCATTTGGTCGATAAGTTGATCGATTTGGTTTCTAAACTTGAAAACCTTAAGCTGTCCTTCAAGATCTGGTCTTTGCGGATCTTTCTTAACGTAAACAATAGAGTGGTGAGTGTACCATCTAGAGAAACGAGAATCGATGTCTTTAACTAAATCTGGTTCTTCTTTTCTTAAGGATCTCAAGACTGACTCGATAGTCCAAAGAATTGAAGGATTACCGACGTTTGATGGACAATCGACGATCACCGATTCTTTAGTTAAAGGATTCCAAAACTTAGCAGTGTACTTTGTGTACTTGCTTTTTGCTTTGTCGTGAATGTAAGGTACGAATCTGAAGACTGACTTATACGAACCGTTGTGTGCGTTCGGATCTGGGTCATAAACGTTCTCATCTACTTTTCTACTGTTCGAAGATGCTTTCTGCTTTGAAAAAGTATCCTCTGGTAAATCAAAGAAATCTGTCATAGTAAAATTTTTTATTTTTTTTTATTTTATACTATTGTACTTAGTAAAGTTTAATAGTTTCGCTATAGACACAAAAAATGCCTCAAAAAGAGGCATTTCTTACTAAAATTAAGATATTTTAGATTAGGCAGGGTTCTTAGTTGCGTCAACTAATTGCTGACGTAAATTCTTAGCTCCTTCTTGGATTTTTGTCATTTCAGCTTTAACTGCTGGGTGCTTAATCGCTTTTCTGATGTCTTGCATCTTTTTCTTAAGGCGATTTCCTGCGCTTCTTACACCTTTTCCATAGTATTTTTGAGCATCTTCTTCAGCTGACTCAATGATCTCATTGATTGGTGCAAAGATAGCAGACTGTGCAGCTGCGATTTCAGCTTTTAATTTTTCAAAATCATTCATAATAATTTCTTTTTCTTATATTTTACTAAGAAAGAAAGTATGGTTTTAGATTGATTTGATTATTGTGTCTGCTTTTGGTGAAAGTTTTACGTCTGGGTAGTTTTCGATAGCGTGAGTTATCCAAGCACGCATAGTTATTTCAAACTCTTTAGCGGTTATGTAATCTGTCTTAACAAAAGGTCTTAAGTATTCAAAGAAAACTTCGTCTAGGAACCTGTTTTCTTCTACTGATCTAGCATACATGCCATCTACCATTGATTCTATCTCTTCAGGTAAAAGAAAATAAGCGTTGCTCTTTTTGGATTTCTTTCTTTCTTCTTGTGAAGAAACTCGAGTGTTAGGATGGTCTCGATTTATTCCTACTTGATCTAAGTGGTTGGTTTCATGTACTAGTATGTCTAATAATCTATGATACAGCTTATTATAGAAAGAAGGTTCCTTTTTAGGATTCAAGAGTATGTGAAACTCTATTCTAGGTACCAACATCTCTTTTTTGTTCATCTTGGTATTAGCATCAATCATATAACCTTTTTCCTTGAAGTTAAGGTCTTCCCAAGGTAAGTCATTAAACTGAGAGTCTGACTTTGCTTTTGGATTAGAATCACGCCTAACGTTTAATATTAAGTCAAACATGAATGGCTCTGTGAACTCCATTCCTGAGAAAGAGATGTAATCTTCATTATCCATAGACCTAGATTCTCTTATCTTATCGATAAGGCTCTTAGCGACAGCTTTACAAAAGGTGATTTCTTTGTCTTCGCTCTCGTTTATGAATTGTATGAACGACATTACTTTCATTTTTTGGTCCTAATGAAGGTGACGTTTATTGCGTTAGTTGTTGGAGAGCCGTCTTGAGTAAAGACTACTTCCATAACAGCTTCTTTGTTTCCAAAAATATCTGTTGTCACCGCATTTTTTAACTTTTCAATGAAAGTCAAATCAGTATCAGAAACGTTTGTTTTCTTACCTTTGACGATCTCCATAAGGTTTTTCTTCTTTACCTCTAAATCAGCATCAGTATGTTTTTGTTTTTCTCCAGAAGTCACGTTCTTCTTTATCCACTCGTCTAGTTCTGGTTCTGTGACAGAATAAGTAGGATACTCAATGACTACGCTCCCGTCTGGATACTTACGGCGACGTATGCCAGTATCATCACGGTCTCCAACAAAGGCAAATAAGTATTCCTTTGGTGGTGGAGGAGCAGCACCAGCAGCGGCTGGGTCGCCAGGCATAGGTGGTAATGCTTGCTCAAAAACGAACTCTTTGTATTTCTTTAGATGCTTCATGATTACTTAGCGACGTTTCCGTAATTTTTGAACATGTTTTTGTTGATCATCTTAGGCTTAGCATCCTCGTATTTTGAGTCTGTCTGAATGCCTATGACTGCTCCTTCGTTTTTATCAATTACTTTATATCGAATTGCTCGATACAAGAATTCGTCGCCGTCTTTCAACTTATCGAATTCTTTGTCTAATTGTCTTAATATCTCTGGATCTCGATCTTCGAATATAAACTCGCTAAAGCTAGGGATCATGATGGATTGTTTTTTATTATTTATCCATCACAGGCCAAACAATCTACTGTTGCACGAGCAGCGATGTCCCCTCTAAGTACTGATTCTGTTCTCATGTAATAAAGAGTCTTGACTCCCATGTTATATGCCTCTAAGTGTACCTGATTGATGAACTTAGGTTCAGCTTCAGTAGGGAAGGCAAGATTCAAAGAAACTGCTTGGTCGATGTACTGTTGTCTGATTCCAGCCTGTCTTACTAGTTCCAATTGATTTAGCTCTTTGAAAGTAAGATAAACGTCCTTTAAAGGAACATATGTGTCTTGTTCAACTTCAGTAAGCTTTGACCGTTTTGAAGAAGTTATGGGATTTGAGGTTTCTCCAAGCTTTACCCAATAGTTATCTAAAAAGTCTAGGCCCTGTACTGAACCGCCGTCTGCTAGAATTTGATTCCAAACGTCTGGAGTATTATATCCTATCTTTTCTAGGACCTTTTCTAGGGTTGGGTTTTTACGAATGAATGTTCCTTTTGCAGTCTGTTCTGTAAATACGTTTGCTGCCCAAGGCTCGATTCCTGCGGAAACGTTACCTGCTAGTTTTGAGTTAGACACGGTTGGTGCGATTGCTCTTAAGTGGGTGTTTCTCATTCCTGTACCAGAACACCAAAGAGGCTCTCCGATCTCTCTAGCCATGTCTCTAGAAGCTCTTTCGCTTTCGATTTTAAGCTGAGAAAATATCTTTCTGGTCTCGAATTGAGAAACCAAAGAGTCGAAAGGAATGTTTTTATTTTGTAAATAAGTATGCCAACCCAGGACACCAAGACCTAGTGCTCTACCTTTTTGTGCAGACCTAACTGAGTTTTCGAATCCGCTCATGTATTTTGCTCTTTGAATGAATTCTTCAAGTACTCCATCCAAGAACCAAGTAGCAGTGTAAATAAGATCAGTATCCTTCCATTCTTCGTATCTAGCAAGGTTCAAAGAAGAAAGGCAGCATACAAATGAGTGATTCTCATCGGTATGTAGGGTGATCTCGCTGCAGATGTTTGTCATATAGACCTTTAGACCGTTTTTCTTGTAGGCTTCAGGACTTTGACGATTGATGTTACCTTTGTACATGATATACGGTTCTCCAGTAGCCTTTCTCTTTTTAAGAACTGCTGCCCAACGGCGACGAGACTCTTTGTCTCCTTGTTCTAGTTTGGACATGAAATCGTCTGAAACAACAACACATTGGTGAAGGTTTAGACACTGGCGATTAACGTCTCCCTTTGGTTCCCTGATCTCTAGCCATTCCCAAAAGTCTCCGTGTTCGATATCTATGTTGACTGATGCTGCACCTCGACGAACCGATCCTTGATTGGTTGCAAGAACTGCTGAATCGTAGATCTTACAGAAAGGAACAACTCCGTCAGAAGTACCGTTTTGAGAAATGATAGAACCTGCTGGTCGAATCTGATTTACTCCGATTCCTACCCCTCCTCCGTGTTTTGCAAGAAGCATCATCTCTAGGTTTTTACCACCAATGTCTGCAATAGAATCAGCTACGTCTATTCCAAAACAAGAAATAGGAAGACCTCGTTCGGTACCAGTATTTGAAAAGACTGGAGTAGCTAGGTTTAGCCAACCTTTCCACATGTAATCAAAAAACTTTGAAGCCATTTCTGGTTTCTTTAGTCTTTTTGCAACTGTTGTTGCTACTCGCCAATAAGCATCCTTTGGGGTCTCTCCTTCTAATAAGTAACCTCTTGAAACAGTCTTAACGTAAACTTCGGTATTTGCCCAAACTGGAAAGTGTACTCCTACTTCCCAACCTAATGCTTCACCATGATTCATTTCTTTTTCTTCCATTATCCTCTTTTTTCTTTTATTTTTACTGTTTCTTGATTAACTAAATAGAGAGTCTTCGTCCCAATCTTCGTTTTCTCCTGCCTTTGCATAATCGGTAGGTCGAATCGCAAAGAAATCGGTATGTGTGTGGCCTCCAGCAAGATGATAGAACCAGTCTAACTCTCTTGACGCAACATCATCGTATTCAAATATAGGTTCGTAACCCAGCTCAACAAGCTTTTCGTTAGCTCTCTTTTTGATGAACTCTTTTAGATCGTTTGATTTTAGGTTCTCTAAGTCTCCCATTTCAAACATCTTGTTGATAAAGTTTAGTTCCATTTCTACCATCAATCTAGCGGCCTCTTCGACTTGTGATCTGACGCTTTCGCTTAGTTCTGGATACTCTTCGCACATGTGTCTAAATAGTTGACATCCCATCTTTGAGTGAAGCGATTCGTCTCTTACTGACCATTTCATCTGTTGGCCGATCCCTTTAAGTCTGTCTCTCATTTGAAAAGAGTAAAGCACTGCAAATGATGAGTAGAGGGAAACACCTTCGGCAAATGCGGAAAATATAGCTAAAGATCTTGCCACATCCTTACGGGCATCCGATGACTTCTGAAGGTCCTCATGAGTATAGTCGTTTGTTGTCTCTACCAAAAACTCGAACTTTTCAGCAGTAGAAGGTTCGTGTAAGAAAGCCTTAAAGTCTTCAAGACCTAATGTCTCATTCAAATAAGAATAAGCTGTTGCGTGGATGGTCTCCTGTGAACCGAACATCATTGCCATTTGTCTGATCTCATGTTTTGGGAACCATTTGGTAACCATTCCTGTCCAGTAGTCAGAAACTGCACATTCTGTCTGTGCAAAACCTAATAAAATGTTTCCAACTAGGTTTTTTTCTGATTCGCTCAGCTTTTCGTTCCAATCCTTAACGTCGCCTTGCATTGAAATTTCGGTGTGTAACCAAAATGCTTGAGCTTGTTTTAACCAGCCTTCCGTGTAATATACTGGATACTCAAAAGGTTTGTACTCTATTCTTTCTTGAAATAATTTCGATGCCATTTTTTTAATTTTTTTAGACAGCACGGCCTTACTATCAGCCGGGCTAATTGTTAGATTTTTTTATTAGAGTTACTCCTTAGATTGTTTCTTGAATCAGATTCAAGATTATTTATCTGAGTCATCTTGAGGACGTATAGAAGTTTGACAAAATTTATTGGACAAATTCTTCGGTGAACTCAAATTTCAGATTTTTGTTGATTGGATCAACCTTAGAAACCTTAACATAAGGGTACTTACTTATGTTTTTCTCTAAGTCTTTTCGTTTTAAAGATACTTCAAAACTTTCTCCATCAACCTCGATGGCAATCGAATTATTTTTAGAATCTACTGTGTAAGAAAAGCTCTTGTTCTCTGTGCGATCCCTTAGCTTTTGCCAAGCAAGCTTTTCGCTGTTTGTGTTTTCAGGAGAAAGAGTAAAGACTATTCTAAACTGACCTTTCTTAGAAGTTATGTCCTTAACGTAAACTTCGATCTTATCTCCTGGCTTGAATCCTGTTCTAGCCTTGTCGTAATCGTCAAACTCGGAATTGTGGATTAGACCCGTAAAGTATTCGTCAACCTCAACAAAGACACCAAAATCGTATGGCTTACTAGTAACAGTTCCAGTATATGCATGATTGAACTGTAAGTTCTCTATCATCACCGACATCGATTGTGTGATGTACTTTTTGTGAGAAAGAATGAATAGGTCGTTTGATTGATCGTAGTTGTCTACCATTACAGTTAGGGTCTTGCCTAACATGTCGTTAAAGTTATGGACAACGTTTGCAGCTGCATGCGAACCTGGAATAAAGCACTCAACCTCCTTGTTGTAAAGGGCCAAGTAACCACCTTTTATCAATTTGATTATAGTGACATCGAACCATGTGTTGTTTGTCTGGTGATCGAATAGCTCGTACTTGTAAGAAACTGCTAATGCTTTCTTTTCTGAACCAAAGTTTTCTCCATGTGAGTTGGCTTTGTACAACATTACATAAAAACTAGGATCTGCGCTTTTAACAAGTTCTTCAATGTCTGCAGAGTATTCTCTAAAAGGGATAATGATGTTTGCTCCAGAGTTTATTTCTTCTGCATAGATAGTATCGTCCTTATATGAAACTTGTTTTGCCATTACTCGATAGACGTTTCCGTTTATGAGGTCTTTTGTTAAGAATGTCTCTCCTTTTTGCCAGTTTCTCATCCTGTCGTAAAGTTCTTGAGCATATGGTTCCTGACAATAAATCTTAACGCCGGCTTTCTTGTCCTCGTCTGTTAATTTTATATCAGTGTTGTATTTTCCGGCCTTTCTGAATACCTCGGCATCCACTAAAATTCGTTCGTTTGTCATTTTTTATATTTTAAGCTTTATACAATAGTATTTAACTGAAGTTTTAGTTAAAAAATCACTATTGTTCTTTGGTCTCTTTAATTTGTTCTTCCATCAAGGTACATTCAGTAGTCAACATTAAGCCTACAATAGAAACCGCATTCTCTAAAGCGGATCTAGTGACCTTAGCCGGATCGATGATTCCTACTTGAAGCAAGTCTACAAAGCTTTGACGTTTAGCATCATATCCATAAGATGAATTGACTGCTGGCTCCCTGGTCTCAGAAATAAGTTTGTTCTTAATCAATTCTGGAGAAATTCCAGCGTTGGTAAGAATTGTGGCAAAAGGTGCCTCACATGCTTGAATTAAGATCTTTGCTCCAAAGAGCTCGTCTTCGTTTTCAAAGTTAAGGATGTCTTTACCTAATGCTTTTTCTAGTTCAGAACTAGCATAAAGAAGGGAAGTACCTCCACCAGGTAGGATGCCTTCTTCGATTGCAGAGCGAGTTGCGCTTAAGGCGTCATCTAGCCTGTCTTTTTTCTCTTTGTGTTCTATTTCACTGTAAGATCCGATCTTTAATACTGCAACTCCTCCAGAGATCTTAGCAAGTCTCTCTCTTAAGATGAGCTTTTCAGACTCGTTATCAGAATACTCGATTTGTGACTCTATTTCTTTTACTCTAGAATCAATTTCATTAGAGTCTGCCTTACCGTTCACTAGAGTGGTTGAATTTGCAGTGACTGTTGCTTTTTCACAAGAACCCAAAAGCTCACCTACCATGTTAGGATTAACGTTTGCAAGGTCCTGACCTGCATCTTCAGAAAGATATGTTGCGCCAAGTATGATCGCAATGTCTTTTAGCTGGTCTCTCTTGTTTTCTCCAAAACCAGGAGCTCTTACTGCAGCTGCTTCAAGAACACCATTGATTCTGTTTAAGATTAGAGCCTGTAAAGCGTCTCCTTCTAAAGAATCGGCGATAATCAACAACTGACTCTTTCTAGCAGAAACCCAGTCTAAGATGTTGACTAGTCCCTTTAGGTTTTTAATCTTACCGTCGTAAACTAAAACGTATGGATTGTTGAATTGAACTTCCATCTTGGTGCTGTGGTTTACGAAATAAGGCGACATGTAACCGCTAGCAAACTGCATACCTTC